ACTTTCTTAGTGGGGTCAATCGCGAACGCTAAATCATCGCGCTTTCCAACAGACAAAAACTGAACTTCGTCCGGTTTTTTAGACAACATATAACGGACAAACCAAGATTTGCCCTTACCTCCTTCCCTATCAACGACAAAAAAAATACTACGGTCATCCGCTTCTTCTGACAATCTGGATTCTAAATCCAATTGCCATTCTCGCAACTCCTCAGATCCGTCGGTGAAAGACACTGCTGGTCGGAGGTGGTCAACCAAGCCGGTGAGCTTGGGATATTTAAGCCAGAGACTGGGGAACTCCCGGGCGATGTCTCGTTCTGAAGGTTTGGTGGGCTGCTCTGCAACCCACTCTTTGAACTCATCAAGATCACTTCGGGCACCTTGTCGTCCTGGGAATGTCCCGAACTCCGTAAAGTTGCCATCTTTCTTACAGTAATCGGCGGCCTGCGCACTGGTGCCCATGGCCCTCTCGACATGGCATCGGTTCGATAACAGACCCTTGAGGGTGGTGTAGCGAATGGGGGAGAGGGTAATGCAGAAGCCTTGCAAGTGCGGTGTACCGGACTCCCCGACTTCTTTACCATAGATAAGATATTTGAACCTTCCATGGTTGTTGGAAATAATTTCCAACTCTTCCTCAGTATAATTATTAAGGGTGAAACAGAAACGACGATATGTACCCATTTTGAAAAAAAAATATTTTGTGTCACTTGTCACAAAAGTGGCCAGGTAATACTAGAACTGGCCACTTTTTATTTTTTTTTGTGACAAAGATTTACTTCAACATAAAGATATACTTCAACAGAAGGATACTCTTCAACAAGAGCATCAATAGGTTATGAGTACAGCAATAGTGCCATACATGGCTAGGAAGTCAGCTTCTTTAGTCGCCGCTCGCTACGCTCGCGCCTACTTAATGCGCAACAAGGTTGCGATCACAAAGCAGGCTTTGAGATCAGGGATTAGGTTTTATAAATATGCAGGCTCAAAGGTAACTTTGGCTGCAAAGAGATATTTGTCACGGCGCCGAAAGCGCCGTGCTCCCGTGTACACACGGTCGATGGAGCCAAGCACCAAGAAGACTTGTCGTGCTTGGGGAGATCAAGTACCTATAGGTAATGTATCCACGGGTATACCTCAAGCTACGCTTTTTGTAAGTCCTTTGGATTGGCCCGCCTTCAGCGGGACAAATACAGTAAGAACAAGAGAATCATTAGATGTGATGTTAAAGGGAGTAAAGATATGTAGACAATTCAAGTATGCGGCTCCGCCGCCTACTTTGGATTATACACAGCCCATTATGATACACTGGGCATTAGTACAGGCAAAGACAGCGAATCAAGATCCTAACGCCTTTGCGGTAGAAGCAGCAACGAAGTTTTTCCGCTTCAACGGAGATGCGGATGATCGTACACTTCCTTTTCCAATCCAGTTAGCGACATCCCTATGGGATATGAGATTCAATTGTTTACCGATGAACCCGGATAACAATTTCAATATTATCTTCCACAAGAAGAGAATGCTGAATCAAGAATTCCGTGACTCCACGGGATTCAAACAACCGTTTTGGACAACGTTTTGGAAGATTGAAAGATACGTTAAGTTCAATAAGAAAATGTCCTTTCAGGACACAGTTACCGCACGTCCGACGCATCCCATTTATGAAGTAATGTGGTATCAGGCGATTACACCTGATCAATATACAACAGGTACAGGTACATCACCTCCGGCTAACGCCTCGTTGATTACCACTCAAAAAATGCATACTATGTACTTCGGCAACATTGGTAAATAGAAAACAAACCAATAACCCAAGCTCTGCTCTCGCGCCCTTGCTCGCGCCCTAGCTCGCAGGGGCTCGACACTCAGCCAAGAGATAAAAGATAGTAGTTAATATATATATTTAGTTTAATTGTTTATATAAATATAACGATCATGAGTCATCTGATTTTCATCGGGATGCTCATTACATAAGACAACAACGTGAACGTTGTGCTCCAAATACTTTGGAGTAGAGTGGTATTTACCACTAAATACCATACGATCCTTCAACTTCTCTAAAACAGCATATTGCATATACTGCATAGAGCCCCTGGGGATATCAAACATAAAAACTTTCTTAGTGGGGTCAATCGCGAACGCTAAATCATCGCGCTTTCCAACAGACAAAAACTGAACTTCGTCCGGTTTTTTAGACAACATATAACGGACA